CTTTAAGCCAATACAAGACGGGATGGACCGTCCCAAGACAGAATTGGCTTACCGTGTCCCAGCATCCAAACTCACAAGAAAGTCCATCACCAGTACAACCAGCTCCGCCAAGGGGAAAGACCTCGACGGGCTCGATACAACAATAGACTGGAAAAACACAGGGGATAACTCTTATGACGGTGAAAAGTTAAGATTGCTTGTTCACGATGAATCTGGTAAATGGGAAAGACCAGATAATATATTAAACAATTGGCGTGTTACAAAGACAACACTGAGATTAGGAAGTAGGATTATAGGAAAGTGTATGATGGGTTCAACATCTAATGCACTAAGTAAAGGAGGAGATAACTTTAAAAAATTATATGATGACTCAGATGTTAAAAAAAGAAACCGCAATGGGCAGACTAGCAGTGGACTATATAGTTTGTTCATACCTATGGAATGGAACTACGAGGGATTCATTGATTCTTTTGGATTACCTGTATTCGATACACCCAGAACACCAGTCGAAGGACCCCAGGGTGATAAGATCGATATTGGGATAGTTGAGCATTGGGAAAATGAAGCAGATGGTTTAAGAAATGATTCAGATGGATTGAATGAATTTTATAGACAATTCCCAAGAACAGAAGAACACGCGTTCAGAGATGAAACAAAGAATAGTATATTTAATTTACAAAAGATATACGAACAAATAGATTACAACGATGGTACATTAACATCCGGTGCGGTGTTAAAAGGTAACTTTCAATGGGAAAATGGTATTAAAGATTCAAGAGTAATATTTACACCAGACCCAAAGGGTAGATTTAATATATCCTGGGTTCCTAGTTTAAATTTACAAAATCGTGTGATAGTAAAGAATGGGCGTAAACACCCAGGCAATGAACATATGGGAGCATTTGGTTGTGACTCTTATGATATATCAGGAACAACAGATGGAAGAGGATCTAAAGGAGCACTACACGGATTAACAGTATTTAGTATGGAAGATGCACCTGCTAATTCATTCTTTTTAGAATATATAGCTAGGCCTCAAACCGCTGAAATATTTTTTGAAGATGTATTAATGGCATTAGTATTTTACGGTATGCCAATACTTGCAGAAAATAACAAACCAAGATTATTGTATTATTTAAAAAGAAGAGGATATAGAGGATACTCTATGAATCGTCCAGATAAAACAGTAAACAAATTATCAGTAGCTGAGAAAGAAATAGGTGGTATGCCTAACTCATCTGAAGATATGAAACAAATTCACGCTGCAGCAATTGAATCATATATAGATAAATATGTAGGATTACAGGAAAATGGAGATTATGGTAATATATATTTCAATGCAACGTTAAACGATTGGTCTAAATTTAACATAAATAATAGAACAAAACATGATGCCGCAATAAGTTCCGGTCTCGCCGTGATGGCTTGCAATAGGCATTTGTATCAACCAAAGCAATTAAAACAAACAAAGGTTTTAGATTTTGGATTTAAAAAATATAATAACAAAGGAAGTATTTCAAAAATAATAAAATAGATGAATATATTACCAAGAGGTGTATTCCCAAGCCAAGCAGTTTCAAATGCTGAGAAAGCAAGTGAAAAATATGGTTTAGAGATTGCAAGAGCAGTTGAATCAGAATGGTTTAAAAGAGATTCTGGTACAGCTAGGTATTACGCTAATAGAGACAATTTTCACCGTTTAAGATTATACGCTAGAGGTGAACAGTCAATACAAAAATATAAAGACGAATTATCTATTAATGGTGATTTATCATATTTAAACATAGATTGGAAGCCTGTTCCTATTATACCCAAGTTTGTGGATATTGTAGTAAATGGTATTGCAGAAAGAACATATGATATAAAAGCATATTCACAAGATCCAGCATCAGTTCAGAAAAGAACAAAATATGTAAACAACTTGCTAGAAGATATGTTCACCAGGGAATACAAAGACTCTGTTAAAGCGGAAACAGGTATAGACATATTTAAAACAGACAGGGATAGTTTACCTGAAACAGAAGAAGAAGTACAGTTACACATGCAGCTTGATTATAAGGACTCTGTGGAAATAGCAGAAGAGGAAGCAATTAACAATGTGCTTGACCACAATAAATATCAGTTAATAAAGAAAAGATTAGATTATGATATAGCTGTTATTGGAATGGGAGCTGTTAAAAATGAGTATACAACATCAGAAGGGATTAATATAAAGTATGTAGACCCAGCTGATTTAGTTTATTCATATACAGAGTCACCACATTTTGATGATATATATTATGTAGGAGAAATAAGAAAAGTATCTGTAGTTGATTTAAAAAAGCAATATCCTGAATTAACAGATGAAGATATAAGAAGAGATGTTGAAGGCCAGGGAACAAATGCTAAATTGTATAACAAATCATATGCAGGCAAAGACAATGAAGATAATTCTCATGCTTATGTGTTGTATTTTGAATATAAGACATACAAAGATCAAGTACATAAAATAAAAGAAACTACTTCAGGAGCTGACAAAGCTATTAAAAAAGATGATGACTTTAATCCTCCTAAAGATTCTAGGTCTAGGTTTACTAAAGAATCAAGAACAATAGAGGTCATTTATGAAGGTGCTAAAATAGTTGGTACTAATAAATTATTAAGATGGCAGTTGGCAGAGAACATGACAAGACCAAAGTCAGATACAGTTAAAGCCCAATTCAGTTATAATATTGTTGCACCTAGAATGTATAAAGGAAGAGTTGAGTCTCTTGTAAGTAGAATGACAACGTTTGCTGATATGATTCAATTAACACACTTAAAACTACAGCAAGTGTTATCGAGAATGGTCCCTGATGGTGTTTATTTAGATGCAGATGGTATTGCTGAAATAGATTTAGGTAATGGTACTAATTACAATGCGCAGGAAGCATTGAATATGTATTTTCAAACAGGTTCTGTTATTGGTAGATCAATGACGCAAGATGGTGAATTTAACAATGGTAAAGTTCCAGTACAGGAATTACAATCTTCAGGCGCTAACGCAAAAATATCAAGTTTAATTAATTCATATAATTATTATTTACAAATGATAAGAGATGTGACCGGATTAAACGAAGCAAGAGATGGTTCAACACCAGATAAAAATGCTTTAGTAGGATTACAAAAAATTGCTGCTGCAAATTCAAATACAGCAACAAGACATATATTGCAAGGTGGTTTATACCTTACATTAAAAACAGCAGAGGCTATATCACTAAGAATATCAGATGTATTGGAGTTTAGCCCAACACGAAAATCCTTTATACAAGCTATTGGTAAATCAAACGTAGGTGCGTTAAAAGAAATGAAAGATTTACAACTTCATGATTTTGGTATATTTTTAGAATTATCACCAGATGAAGAAGAAAAACAATTATTAGAAAACAATATACAAATGTCTCTTCAAAAAGAGCAAATTAATTTAGAAGATGCTATTGACGTTAGAGAAATAAGAAATTTAAAATTAGCTAATCAATTATTAAAGTTAAGAAGAAAGCAAAAAGCGGAGCAAGATAGAGCTATACAACAGCAAAATATTCAAATGCAATCGCAGTCTAATGCTCAAGCGGCTCAAGCAGCAGCGCAAGCAGATGTTCAAAAGCAACAAGCAATAACTCAGAGCAAAGGGCAATTAGCACAAATGCAAGCGCAATTAGATACACAGAAATTAGAAAAAGAGGCGGAAATTAAAATGATGCTAATGGAAAAAGAATTCCAAATGAACATGCAACTTAAAGACGCTGATTTAAATGTAATTAAAGATAAAGAGAAGTATAAAGAAGATAGGAAAGATGATAGGACTAAAATACAAGCTTCTCAGCAATCAGAATTAATTGATCAAAGAAAAAACAATAAACCACCGAAAAAGTTTGAATCAGCAGGATTTGACAACTTGGGAGGATTTGGCTTAGAGCAGTTTGAGCCTAAATAAAAACTGCAAACACATTTTTATAATATTTTATCATGGAAGAAAACAAAGACGTCGTAGTTGACGAAACACCAACTGCCGCAGAAAAGGAAGAACAAGTACTTGAAGCAGCAGGACAAGACACGGGTAAAACCGAAGACGGTATGTATAAAGTTGATTTAAGCAAACCGGCAGAACAAGAAACAGAACCTGTTCAAGAAGAACAAAAAGAAGAGGTTACTGAAGAAGCTCTAGAAGAAAATCAATTAACCTTGGAAGAGGTAATTGAAGAAGAAACAAACGAGGAGCCTAAAGAAGAGGTAAAAGAAGAAGTACAGGAACTACAAAATGAAGTAGAAGAAGCTGTACAAACCTCACAAGACACAGGAATAGAATTACCAGAAAACATTCAAAAAGTTGTAGACTTCATGAATGAAACTGGTGGAACGTTAGAAGATTATGTAAAAATTAATCAAGATTATTCTAGCATCGATGAATCTACTTTGTTATATCA